CACTTTTGCACGTCTGCAGGGGGGTGCGCAGCTCTCTTAACGATACGACCATAACGGGAGCCTACTACCGCTATGCCAGGTTCTCGGAACGACGTGTTTCATAACCAGACAATGATGTGCCATCGACTGACAGATCGACGCACACTCCATCCGCAAGATTGGTGGCTAGCCACAAACCACAGCCAACGAAGACCATGGTCAGCAGCACGGAAGTCATCCGTGCTAGGCCTGCACTTTATCCAACCGGCAAGACGTACAGCCGTCTATAGGCTGCATCGCTGGCAACGAGCACGCCGCCGCATGCACCGAAACCTAGTGAGTCCTTGGTTCACCCAGTGGGATGACTACTTCCACTGGCGTGCCCTCGTGGCGGTGAGTGTGAGATTGAGAGACTGGTCTCGTTTCAGCATCTTTAGCCGCAATCAATGCAGCAATCGGCTTGACGATGACCTTCCCCGGACTCACAGTCCGCCACAAATCCACAGGCCAACACACACTGCGAAAGCTGCATAAACAGCCCGCCAAACGACGACCGGGTGAAGAATCCGGCCGCAGTGTGCATCCTGCGGATGTTGAGGACTCGAGAATCCTCAACGCCCCTTAATCTTCTTCTTCCGAGTGGGTGCTTTACCCGGAAGTGCGACACGAACCCTCGACCCGGCTCGCGAAGATACGCGCGAAGAACCAGCCGACATAGACCGGCGCGGTGTGGACGTGCGGGTCACAACCTGTTGTGAACTCAACGATGCAGGCGCACCAGACTCGGAGGAACTACTCCCTCGTCCTTGTATGGCACGTATGACATCTCCAACAACAGGAACATAACGCGCGACCGTGGGCAATACACGCGCAGCGGCACCAACCATCCATTTGATCATCCCACCAAGTGAATTGTAGGAAGCAGGGTAGGCAGAGCGCATCACGTCAGCATACTCGTGATAGAGTGAAAGTGCTTGGGAATTGTAGGGTGCAGGGGGACCAACGAACGTACGGGATGGACTGTCTGGCAAGACAACCACCTCGAAGCCGCCGACCGCCCGCACAGTCACCGTCGCCTGATTTGACAAGCCCCGCCACAGAACGACCGAAGTCGTCATGTTGGTGAAGCAAGAGTCAAGCGGAGGTGCCACTGATTGCACTCTACCACCAGTCGTGCTGATGCATTGCTCTGACACCCAAGAATGGCGATACCCACCATGCGCGTCTTGGTATGTCGTTGTGAAATCTGGGATCACAGGCAGCTGTTGATTAGATAGATCTGTCTGCAAAATCCCACCTGGGTAGTTCGGAAAGCCGACTTGTCCCGTACCATAGTCCCAAAACGGAGTCGTCCCTGGAATGGACGGATCTGAAAAGGGATATGTATCACCAAGATACCTACTCACACAATAGGCACCTTCCGTGGCTGGGGCCACGTAACACTTTGGGTCAACCAGCTGCATTGTGTTCTCATCCATCGGCAATGAAAACCGATAACGAGCCGCAGCAAGTGAGAAACCCGCAGGGTCAGTGAGTGTTGATGGATACGTGACAAATCCTGTGGGGATGGGGCGGCTGGGCACCTGAGCCGCATACACAGTCCCCTGATTGTTCAACGCGGAAGCTGTAAGGTACGTAGTCATAGACATGCACCTCGCTCGTGTCCGCCAGGGAGCCGGCATCAGTTGTTGAACACCAAACTGAGAGCTCGCCATCGTTGAAATCAATCTTCCGAAACATGGGGTCAGCCATCTCGACTGCTGAACACCAATCATACCCGAAGCGGGAAATGCCGGGGCCGTGGGGGAACTGAAGTCCGTGCCTGCAGGCCCCGCGGCCCAGTAGACAAGATTGCAATCCCCCCCCGCCTGAATCATTATGGAATCCCAGAAGCCCGTAACTCCAACGGGCGGACCTACCACGTACGACTCACGGTACGTCGGCAGCGCGACAACAGCTGTCGACCGGTCCGGAACGGCGCGATCCGGAACCGTCGCAACAGGGTGGAGGGCCTTAATCAACCACTCCCGTGCCTCAAGAGTGAGGCCAACGGAGGCAAGGCGCGAGTGAAGCGCCGGTAAATGCGAAATTTCAGCAGGAGTCTCCATAGTTGTTTCCCAGGTTACCAACCTAGGCGCTACACAGCGGACGAACCATGGGGTCAGCCAAATCCACGCTGAGAATCCGGTCGATCAAGTGATGCTTCATAGTGCATGGGCCGAACGGTAAAGAAGCCAAAAACCGTCCGAGTTGTTCAATTTCACTGGGATACATATCATACTTACGACACATAGCATCCCGTGTGACAGTGTCTGCTTGGGCCCCCCCGAAGGAGGCCACCCAGTAGTTGAAGTCTTTGCCTAGTTCCATAGGAGGCACATCTTTCGCCCGCACAAAGTCCCGATACAATGGTATCGTACCAATGGCGTGCTGAAGTCCGCGAACCACCCCGGCCCGATAGGCATCAACCTTCTTTCCACCAGGTGGATAGCAAGTCCACCAAAGCCGAGCGAGTAAACGCCCTAACTTGGGGACAAACATCCAACCAGACGCCGACGGCAACCAACAACCGGAGATGAAAGACACCTCGAGAGGATCACGAAACACACGAAACGTGGGGATGATTCCGAATCCTCTCTCAATGTCCGCCATACCTGACAGGTCACACCCTGCCACAACCAACAAGTCATCACCTGCGACAATGATCTCCGCCTCGATACCCAACCGCACCAACGCCTCCAAAGCAATGGACGCATTGATGATCGAGTTGTAAAGCGAAGTGTCGTTGTGACCGCTCTTGTTGGTGCCGTTGATGAAGTACTTAAACACGCCGTCGGGAAAATGAACAACCCCTGTCGCAGCAAAGCCAGCGTCAACGAAGGCGGCAAGCTTCGGCGAAAAGGCCCGATATATACGCATGCGCAGCTTGTGATGGAAATCCACCATGCAAGAATCCCAATTCTTCCCGTCCCTCTCATAGAAATAGGGCTTCGGAAAGCGCTCC